CGGCGTCCAGCACAGGCACGTCACAAGTTTATGCGGCTAACTCAACCACGTTTACGGTTGGCTCTGATCCCAACGTGAACGGCAGTGGCACAGAGTATTTTGCGGCCGCGTTTGTCGAGGTTCCCGGCTTTCTCCGCTTCACGAGCTATCAGGGCAACGGAAGCACGGACGGGCCTTTCATCAGCTTGGGCCACAAAAGTCGGCACTTCTGGATCAAGGAAGAAAGCAGCGCCGATGATTGGGTGGTATATGATACCGCTCGTGACACCTACAACATGGCAGGACTTGTCCTGCGGTGGGACAGCTTGACCTCTGAGTTTGACGGTCGCTCTGCGGCATCGCGGGGCGTAGATATTTTGTCCAACGGCATTAAGCTCAGAACCTCAAATGGGACAATCAATGGCTCTGGTGTGACCTATGTGGTGGCTTCTTGGGCAGAACACCCCTTTGGCGGCGATGGTGTCGCCCCAGCCCCGGCTCGATAGGAGAAAACTATGTGGACTTTAAACGGTCGAGTGATCCGGGAAGGACGCTCATTTATCGATGACAACGGCGTGAAGCACCCTGCTTCGTGGGGGACTTACGAGGCCAGCTATAAGACCAGCATTGGACTGACTGAGGTCGCTGTTGAAGCCAAGCCTGACGAGCGGTTTTATTGGGTTACGGGTCCAGACATCACAGGCGCATACACCTCTGTCGAGCGTGCTCTGGAAGACGTGCCGGCTGTGGACGAAGACGGCGTTCCGGTGATCGACCCAGACACACTGGTACAGCTATCGACACCGGGGCTGAAGTCTCAGTGGATTGCACAAATTAAGGCAACGCAGGGTTCGCTGCTGGCGCAAACCGACTGGGCATACGTTCGCAAGATGGATACGGACATTGCGGTCCCGGCTGAGATCCAGACGTATCGCGACGAAGTTCGTTTGGCGGCGGCCACCATCGAGGGACAGATCGCAGCGTGTGCAGATCTCGACGCTTTCAAGGCGCTGTTTGTGGTTCCGGTCGATGCCAACGGTGACCCGACAGGGAACGCTCCGATTAACAACTGGCCTGACGCCATCTAGGAACGTCGATGACCCTGACGAAGCTCCAGTTTCAGCCGGGTGTGAACACAGAAACCACCGCCTATTCTAACGAGGGCGGGTGGAACGACTGTGACAAGGTACGATTCCGGTTCGGGTTCCCCGAAAAGATTGGCGGCTGGCAGAAATACAGCAGCAATACCATTGTTGGAACGCCCCGCTCTCTCCACGCTTGGCGAGCTCTTGATGGCAACGAGCTTATGGGGATCGGTACTCACAAAAAGTTCTATGTCGAAGAGGGCCTTTCGTATAACGATGTAACTCCCCTACGTTCCACAACCACGGGGACCGCCACTTTTTCTGCGACGGCGAGCTCTTCGACAATCACCGTTACGGACGCAGGGCACGGCGCACTAGCGGGAGATTATGTCACGTTTAGTGACGCCGTGAGCCTTGGCGGTAATGTGACCGCTGATGTTCTTAACCAAGAATATGAAATTCAGACGGTCCCTACTGTAAACACCTACACGATTACGGTCGGTGTCACAGCGGACGGATCTGACACCGGGAACGGGGGCGGCTCCACTATTGCGGCCTATCAGATCAATGTCGGAATTGACACCGTGGTCCCCGGTACGGGTTGGGGCGCGGGAACGTGGAGCCGTGGTACGTGGGGCTCGGCGGCTACTACGGTAGCCGGTGGCGGCACCATGCGTATTTGGAAACAGGATAATTTTGGCGAGGATCTTGTTTTCAATATTCGCGACGGCGGGGTCTATTACTGGGATTACTCTTCGGGGCTTGACGCTCGTGCGGTAACCCTTTCCAGCTTGGGGTCTTCGGCACCGACGGTTGCTCGTCAGGTTCTGGTTTCTGACCGTGACCGTCATGTGATTGCGTTCGGCTGTAATCCCGAGGGTAGCTCTACGCAAGACAAACTTCTGGTTCGTTTTAGCGATCAGGAAAACGCGACCGACTGGACGGCAACTGCGGAGAACACCGCGGGTGATTTGGTCGTCGGTAGTGGCTCGGAGATTGTTCAGGCGGTAGAGACACGTCGTGAAGTTGTGATTATCACCGATGCGTCGGTGCATTCGATGCAGTTTATCGGCGCACCGTTTACGTTTGGACTGACCCAGATCAGTGCAAACACCACGATCATTGGCCCTAACGCCGCTGTCGCAATGGGCGATGCGGTGTTCTGGATGGGGCGTAACCGGTTCTATCTATACGATGGTCAGGTTAAGGCGCTGCCTTGCACTGTGCGGGATACAGTATTCCGTAACTTTAACGATACGCAGGCGGAAAAGGTGTTTGCTTCCGTAAACACTTCTTTTGGCGAAATCACGTGGTTCTATCCATCTGCGGGCTCGGATGACAACGACAGTTATGTCACTTTCAATTACGAACAGAACATCTGGTACTTCGGTAATCTGGGCCGTGATTGTTGGTTGGATCGAGGATTGAAAGAGTACCCTGTTGCGGGCTTCAACAACGGCTATCTCTACAACCACGAAATAGGTACGGATGCAGACGGGTCGGCCTTTACCGCATATATTGAGTCTAGTCCCGTAGATATAGGGGATGGCGATAAATTCGTGTTTGCAAGACGCTTGATACCGGACATCAGCTTTGCAAACTCTACCGACCAAGCTCTACCGCAAGCGACCTTTACGATTAAGACAGAACGGTTCCCCGGTACGGGTTACACAAGCTCTACGGCTACCACCGTGGGGGAATCTGCAACGCAAAACAATATCCGAGCCCGAGGCCGCTCCTTTGGGCTCCGCGTCGAGAGCGACGGGCTGGGTGTCGCATGGCGTCTAGGTTCGCCGCGGCTTGATGTTCGACCGGATGGAGCACGCTGATGCCCCGCGGTCTTGTCCCACCTCGCTTTGCGGTCCCGCCGGACACGTATAACAGCACATATTTCTCGGATATGGTGCGTTTGTTAACGACGTACATTATCCAAGAGCAGCAGCCGGGCGAGATGCGGGCCACCGTAGGCACGTTTACGGCGCTTGCCACAAACGATGTAGGCTTGGAGCAGGGCGCTCTGTTCGAAGTCGATGGTTTTGTCAAGATTTCTAGGCTTTCTAACCCGCATGTGGCGGGATCCAGCAGCGCGGGCGCGGTGGGTTCTGTTACGGTGGTTACACCGTAGGTGCTAAATGTCTGATTCTAATGTTATTGTGATGGGTGACGGCTCTCGTTGGAGCCCATCTACGTCTCGTGAAGCGGTGAAATGCGCTTCTTGTGATAACCTAGTGGATACGCCGGAGGAAATTCTCAGCTATCCTAGCGGAAATTGTCCGTCTTGCGGTAATGCGTGGACTGGCAGCGAAGAAAAAAGTATATTCATACAAGTAACAGTGCCTGAAGCTTTGGGCGGCGGAGCAGGATAATGGCGTTACCGGCAGAACAAGAACTAGAAGAGGTAATCATCCCCGACGGGGGTATTGCCGATTTCATCATTTCCGATGAGGATTATGATGAGCTTGCCCGTCAGGAAGCCAGCAAGACCTACGGTGAGTCCGGCGGTATTGCAGAGTTTCAGGAGCAGGCCGCCCGCATGGCCCAGTATGGCCGCGGCGGCGACCAGTTTGTAGCCCATCTGGCTCCGGGTGAGATTGTTGTTCCTGCCCCGCTTATTGAGAATAACCCGGAACTGCGCGACTCCATCTTTGGTCATCTGCGCGAGATGGGTATTGAGAACCCGGAACAGTATGTTGTGGGTGCTTCGGCTAACTCGATTAACCCGGAAACGGGCCTTATGGAGTTTGGCTTTCTTTCCCGTGTTTTTAAGGGCGTCAAGAGGGTTGTTACGGGCGCGGTCAAAACCGTCGGCAAGGTTCTCAAGAAGGCTGCCCCGATTGTTCTACCGATCATTGGTACTGCGGTTCTTGGCCCGGTTTGGGGCGCGGCGGTGGGTTCGGGCATCGCCACCCTGATTAACGGTGGTAGTTTGAAGGACGCTGCAATCAGTGCTGCGATCTCTGGCGGTATCGGTGCGGTAACCGCGGGCTTTGGTGGGCCCGGCTCGTTCGGTCAAAACGTGTCCAGCGCTATGGACGCCGGAAGCTATCTGAATACGGTCGGTTCCCGCTTGGGCTCCACAATGCAATCCGGAGAGTTCTTCAGCGAAGGCTCGATCTTCGGTCGTCCGGGTTCCGTGAGCGGCCCGGATATGGCAGCAGCGGGTGCGCCAGACGCCTCCGTAACCGCCGCGACGCAGCCCGGCGTAGAGGTGGCTTCTTACGGGGACGCTGCTTTCACCGTTGCGCCCGAAGGCACAGGCACAGGGATTCGGCCAACGACTTCTGGTGATTTCTTAAAAGATCAATTTGCTGTCTCTCAGACCCCGGTGGCAGTTACCCCGGCAAAGGTTCCTAGCGTTACCGGGATGCAGACGGGCACATACCAACCTAATGTGGCCGAAGTTTTTGGCCCCACGCCCCCAATCAACGTCACTAAGTTTTCTTCCGGAATGCCCGGTGGCGAAGTGATTAAAACGGGTGCGGCGATGGATTCGAATTTCTTTAACCGCTCTTTAGATGCCGTTCAGGATTATGGCACGAGACTGTACGAAGAACCCCTGACCACGCTAGGTGATACGTTCTTCCCGTCCGGGCCAAGCCCCGAGCAGATAACGGGCTCCTCGCAATACGCAAATCTTGTAAAACCAACGACACAGGGAGGGGGCGGTCTTACGCCGGACAAAGCTTTTGACATTGTTTCGAAGAAGATGAGCCCCGGCCTCATACGAACCTACGGTCCTCTCGCCGCCGCGGGAACCGCGGGCGCTGCGGCCTTGGGTTTCTTTGACACCCCGGAACCCACGGAAGAAGAGAAATCTCCTCTTGCCCTGAAGAGCGGCCCGACCGGCGCAGAACTTCTGGCCGCCGACGTGGCTGGTGGCGGCACGAAATACACGCTTCCGATTGCCGCAATCACGCCGACTTCTGCAGATATGGCCACAACCACGGTCCCAAGTCGTTACGGGCTCCCAGAATCCCCGCAGGTTGCAAGCCTTCAGAAGTATCTGCAAGAGCA